AGCGCTTCTGAAAGCGGCCGGCCTTGAGCAGGCCGGCAAAACCCTCATCCACCTGGCTGAAGTTGGCGTAGAGGACGCCGTCGGCGTCGTTGTAGTTGAGCGATTGCACCCAGCCGTAGGCGGGCGCGTTGTCGGCAGGGTGGCCGATAACGGCGGGGGCTTCGTGCAGGGCGGGCTGGTAGCTCTCGGCGATGGCGCGCAGATAGTCCGGGGTGGCGTCCAGGACGTTGCCGTGGCTGTCGGCGTGCTGGCCGGTGCGGAAGATAGCGATGTTGTTCATGTCGCCATTGTCCGCGCGCGCGGCGGTGGCGACGATTAGACTGGTTTGGGATTTTTGGGAGTGGTTTATCCACCCCGGAGGTACGCGGGCAAACCCCACCCCTGCCCCTCCCCCACGGGGGGAGGGGGAATATTCGGGCGCGGAGGTTTTTACGGCGTTTGCTAAATGCCCTCGCGGGCGTTTCTGCGGCTGGGATGGGCAAGCGGTCGGTTTGCCACTTGCAGAGGCGGAAATCGCGTTTTAGGCGGGTTACGGTTGTCGCGCGGCGAAAGCGTCCTCGATAATCTCAAGGATGGCGGCGACGTCGTCGTCAGAGACGCCAAGGTAGGGGCGTGCCGGGATGGTGGCCTTGTGCTCCCGCCCCGTCTGCCCGCCGAATTGGTGGATGGCGGAATAGATGCGGTTGCTGCCGATGGCGACCGAGACATTGGTCGCCTGATAGCGCAGGGTGTCGCGCAGATAGCCGCGCAGTTTGAGAATGCGGTCGTGGCCGTGGAAGGCGCGTTTCCATGCGGCGTATTTGCTGTTCAGCGGCTCCCACGGGCGACCGTCCGGGTCGGTCTCTTTGTCAAAACGCGCATCGGTGGAGAGCAGCAGCTCCTCGCCAATCGCCGTAAATACGGCCTTGTCCAAAAATCCGGCAGCGGCGAGCTGTTCGAGGTAGGCGATGACACGCGGGTCGTCAAGGGTCAGGGCTGGCATGGGGTGTTCTCCGGGGGTATGATGGGCAGGACGCGATGCCGTAGAGCCCCATTCAGGTCGACGGGATTGGCGCCTCAAGGCACGGCGGGGTAACGGATGCTTCCCCGGTGCTGCTGGTGTCAAGTGATGCCGGTTCAAATCCGGCCCGGTTTCGCGGCGCATCCAATGGCTGCGGGGGTTTCCTACTGGAAAGGTTGGTGATCGCCACCATGATCCTGTTCGAATCAGGCAAACCGCAGCCAAAGCCCCCGTTGGGGGCTTTTTTGTTGCTTCAAATGTGGCCGTAAATGAGTTTGTTGTTGCCGATGCCGAGCGCCTGCAACTGGTCGGGGGTAAGGATTTCGTTGCCGCTGCGGATGATGTTGCCAACGTGCCGCTCGCGCCCGCCGCCTGCGCGGATGGTCTTGATGTCGTTGTAGTTGAGCTTGAGCACGATTTTGGCGTCGGTGCCGGGAATGGCGCAGAGGTAAATCAGGGTGGGCGGGGTCTCGCTGTCGTCGAGAAATGCCGCCTGCGGGTTGGTGATGTAATCAGCAATGTTGCGCCAGTAGCTTTGCGGCAACGGGCGCACCTTGACCGTGCGTTGCACGTGCCAGATGTCATGGTCGCGCAGGGTAATGACCGAGGTTTGCAGGGTTATGCCTTCCTGGGCGAGCGCGTCAATGATTGGTGTCGGGATGGTGCCGATCGAGAGTTGCCGTCCTTTGGTATGCGCGCCGGCAAAGATGTCATCCACCATTTCCGCCACTTGCCTGTTCAGCATTTGCCGCGTCTGCGGGTCATCCAGCACCTGCTGCATGGCGTTAGTCGCCAGTTTCGGCGGCACCGCGCTCGCCTTGTCAAAGAGGCGCTGCAAACCGTCGCGCCCGGCGTTTTTGCCGGGGATGCGGTCAAAGCCGGGGTCTATGCCCTTGGGGACGTCCACCAGGCGCGGGTTGCTACTGTTTTTGCCGATGAGCTGCTGTTGCCACTCGATGGCCGGCGCTTCGTCCACCTTCAGCCCGCGCCGCTCCAGACTGCGCTTGCTGTGGGCAAAGACGGTGCATTTGCAGCCGTAGGCGTTAATCGGGTAATGCGTCTGCCACCACGGGTCATCGCAATGCAGTACCAGACCGTTCCACGCCTCGTGTTCGGGGCGCGGATGCTTTTGCCCGTCGCGGTGGCGGTATTCCCAGTAGGGGCGCAGGTGTTTCATTTCCTGCTGTTGTTCGTAACGTCCGGCCTGATAGCTCGCGTGCAGGTTGGTGTCGTAGATGAGTTTGCTGCGCCAGTCGCGCCCACCGTTGTACTGCCAGCCGTATTTGGCGACGATGTCGTCGAAGTCGCGGCGAAATTCCTCCAGCGTGGTGCCGTCGGCAATCGCCTTGTCCACCGCGCGGCGGAAATCGGCAACGAGGTCGAGGCGGTTGGCACCAGCGACGACAAAGGCGTGGTCATGCTCGGCGCCGTAGATATCGGCGTAGCTCTCGGTCGGCAGGTTGAGCTTGCGACGAAAATAGTTAATCTGCTCGGCAAAGGGGAGCTGCGTGTGCGCGAGGCTCATGCGGTCTCCGTCTTGGCCTCATGGCGTCCGGCCAGATGGGCGGCGGTGGTGGCACGGGCAAAGATGTCGGCGTACTCGTCGAGCGGTAATTCGCCCGCCAGCGCGTCCAGGCGCTCGCGGAATTGCAACAGGGTCTCAGATTGCGCCAGCTCGGCGCTGATTTTGGCGAGCCATGCCTCGCCATGCGGCGCCAGCTCGCGTGCGAGGCGGCTGCCCATATCGTCCGGCGTGGTGGGGGTGTCGCCTTCGGCAAAGTCTTGGGCATCGTCTGCCGCTACCGGCAGGGTACTGGCGGCGGGCATCGGCTCCCACGCGCCGCCAAAATCCTGCTCCAGTTGTGCCTGCGTCGGGCGGTAGCCGAGCGGCGCCAGTTTGGCGTAGGTGTCGGCCAGTTTTTGCAGGTCTTTGGTTTCTTCGGTGCGCAGCCACAGTTTGGGCGGGTGTGCGTTCGGGAAATTCCACTCGGTCAGCCATACGGCAATGGTGCTGTTAAACGAGGCGCAGAGCAGGTCGGCATCGGCCTTGACGATGTCGTCTTTGACTTCGTCCTGCACTTCCGCCTTGTACTGCCCGCCGACCGCCTGCGAGGTCATCACCTGCCCCAGGATGACCAGCGCAATCGCCTCGTCCATGTATTCACAGAGTTTGGCGTAGTCTGTGGTGCCTGCCTCGCCCTTGAGCAGCTCGATGGTGGCGCCGAGCGGGGTGACGGTGGCGGCGGCGTTCTTAATGGCGGTCAGTGCGGTCAAGAGCTGCTGTTTGTCCGCTTCGGCGGTGGGGCTGCGCGGGTCATATTGCCCATGTGGCACGCTGGTCGCCGCTTTTTCGTTGCCGACCAACCAGAATTTGACGTTGGATTTTTTGAACAGCACCGGCCAGTAGAGGAAATGCGCCAGTCCCAAGCCGTAGGGGTTGTCGGTGGTATCGCCGCCCGCGGAGAACGTCCAGAATTTGCGCGGTGGCATCACCTCGTCGGCGCCGTTGCCGGTGTAGATGAGCTGCCGCGTGATGTCGTACTTGAATTTGCCCCGGTCGCGCACCAGCACGTTATCCAGCACCACGCGGCCATCCTCAATGCCCCACATGACCTCACCGACCGCGATGCCGTAAAACACGCCCCAGTGCATCGCCTTGAGTACCGCGTCAAAGTTGAGCCGCTGCAACTGCGCGGCGACAAATTCCGCCGCCTCGACGTCGGCGGCGTTGTCCGGGTCGTGCGGCAAAACCTGCCGCTCCAGCTTGGTCAGCGCCGTTTGCCGCTGCGCCCAGGCACCGGTGACGGTGGTGTCGGTCAGGAGGTCGCGGTAGCCGTTGAGGTCGCCGCCGAGGCGCTGCGCGAGCAGGGTGTCGAGCTGTTCGATTTCGGTGAGGTTGCGCTCAACGGCGACTTCTTGCGAGGGTTTGTTCGGGCGGGCGAGGTTTTTGTTGTCGGTAGTGGCCATGTTCAGTAATCCAGGTATGCGGGAGCGTTGTAGCCGTCCTCAATGGCGACGGTTACGGGCAGGGCGGTATTGCTGCGGCTGGCGGCGTAGGCGAGGCAGAGGGCAATGGCGGCGTCGCCGTGGCGCTCGCTGTCCTTGCCGCTGCGTCGCCCCAGTTTGATGACGCCGTCAATGCGCTCCAGCGCGCGCAGGTCGTCGATGATGTCGGCGTCTTTGGGGATGCGTAGCGCGTCGTCTTCCAGCGCGGCCACCAGCGGCGGCATATGCTCGCTGTACCAGGCATTGGAGAGTTTGATTTGCGCAACGCGGTTGCCGTAGCGATCATGCGCGGCTTCGGCGAGGTACTCGCCGTTGCCGGAAGCGTCAAACCACGCCGCAGTCAGGCGTGGTAGGCGGTCGAGCAGGTAATAGACGATTTGCCGCTGTTGTGCGTGCGGGATGTTACGTAGCTCGACCGCAAACGGTACATGGCGGCGGGTATCGGCGGCGATTTGCAGCGGCACCAGTACCGAGAGGTCGCCGTGCCGCGCGAAGTCCATGCCAAAGACGTGTTCGCGCGTGCCGTCGAGCGTGGCCAGCAGCGGACGCAATTCGCGCTCGCACCAGTCGGCGATGTCAGCGGTGCGCATTTCCGCCGGGTATTCCGCCCAGCCGTCGGGCTGGGCAAGGCGCAGGATGGGGACGGGGTCGGCGCGCAGCTCCAGCAGCCCGCGCGATAACACTGCGCCGCCGCTGTTGGAGGGGATGACGCGCAGCTCTTCGTCGGCGTCCGCGCCGTATTGTTCGTAGATGCCCGCCACCCATGCCGCCTCGCCCGCTGCCGTCCACTCCATGCCGCGCACTTGGCAAATGCGGCGGTAGAGGCCTTGCGCGACCGCCTCGTCGAAGGTGGTGCGATGCAGGGCGTAGGGTTTGCGCCCGCCACGGATGTCCTGGCAGAGCTGGTTGAAGGGGTTATCGACGCCGTCGTGCGTGCTGATGATGGCGACCTTGCCGCCCCACATGAGCAGCGCCATCGCCGCCTTGAGCAGCTCATCAAGCTGCTCGTGGAATGCGGCCTCGTCGATGATGACGTAGCCCTGTTTGCCGCGCAGGTTGGAGGGGCGCGACGATAAGGCGGTGATGCGGTAGCCCGACGCGCAGCGGATGACAAAGGTCAGGATGTCCTTGTCGCCGTCGTTGAGTATCTCCTCGCTTACCGCCTCGGCGACCAACTGGTAATGGCCAATCCAGTCGGCGCTGTCACGGATAAATTCCTCAGCCATGTCCTTGTTGTAGCCGATGTACCAGACGTCCATGCCGGAGGCGGCCGCCGCCACCAAGGCGGCCTCGGCGGCGGTGGACCAGCTGATGCCGATGCGGCGTGATTTTTCATAGACGCGCACCGGGGTCGGGTCGTTAATCCATTGCATTTGGTAGGGCAGGAGGACACCAGCCATCTCAGCCTCCCAAGATGCGCTGCTTGATGAGTTCGACCGCCTCGTCGGATAGCCCTTGCGATTTGGCGGTGGCTTCGACGTCGGCGGCGGCGCGTGCCAAGGCGGCCTGCTCGATTTCGCGCTGGCGTTTGTCGTTAATCGTGGATGCCCGCTCCAGCTTTTCAATCGCTTGGGCAAGGTCTTTCAAGAGGCCGGGGTGTGCCGGTTCTTCGTCTTCCGATAATTGCAACGCGGTTTCAAAGGCAAGGTTGCGCACCAATTCGTTCAGGAGCGCGCCCACCTTGCCCTGCGGCTGGTTGCCAAAACGGGCAATCCACATGTCGGCGATTTCGCGCGATTGCTGGATTTTTGCGCCGACCTCGCTCATTTTCAGCGCATAGCGGTTGACCGCGCTCTTGCTGCGCGGTTTTTCGCCCAGCTCGGCGAGGACGGCATTGAGTCGGTCGGTCGCCTCCAGCTGGGTGATGGCCGGGTCGCGCAACCAGCCCTGCAACTGCTCCAGCAGCGCGGGCGGCAGCGTCTTGATGCTGTTTGCCGCCATTAGCGTCGCGCCTCAATGCCGCGCAACTCGGACGGGCGCAGGTCGCGGATGCCGTGCGCCCGTGCCTTGCCGCGCGCGATTTCGAGGCCACGGTCGGTGAGCGTTACCATCGTCAGGCTGGGCGACGGATAGCTGCGGGCAACATAGCCCTGCTCCTCCAGCCAGGCGATTTCGGTTTGCAGCTGGTCGTAGGTGGCGTTCTGCCCGGTCTGTTCCAGGCAGAGGTCGAGCATGTCGAGCGACAGGCGGTAATCGCTGTCGTATTCGAGCAGGCTCAGGATAGCGCGGCGGCGATAGGCGCGCACGGCGTCTTGCATCATGATTTGTCTCCTTTCAAGAGCACTTCGAGGATGAGCTTGCTGGTGTCATTCACGCCGTCAAGCGCCCCCTCCATCTTGTGCAGGGTTTCTGCCTGACGGTCGAGGCGTTTGTGGATGTTGCCGATGGCTTCACGGTTCGGCAGGTGTTCGAGGCGCGTTTCCAATTCGGTCAGGCGGTTTTTGACGTGGCCGAGTTCTTCGGTAGCTTTGTCTTCCAGCGCGGCGATGCGGCTGGCGTTTGCCTTGTGTTTGGCGAGTATCCAGACGTAGATAGTGATGCCCGTCGTAAACAGTAACTGGATGACGTCAATGATAAATTTCCAAAGCGGGATATTAGGCGTGCCCACGTTGTCTCCTTTCGTAGTGTTGTTGGCATTCGAGGCAGCGGATGGCGGCCGGGTTGGCGGCGCGCTGCGCAGCGGGTATCGGCTCGCCGCAGTCCTCGCAATCCGCCTGCCCGGCCTGTGCCTGCGCTGCATGGATGCGGGCAAGCGCATTGGCAGTAGTCGCCTCAATTAGCGCGGCGGCGCGGTCGGCATCGTCCATGCCGTACTCCATTGACGGATGACCGCGAGGCGCGCATTGCAGGTGGCGAGCGCCTGATGCTGCTCGATGAGGTAGCGGGCGACATCGCGCTGCGTCGCGCGCTGCGGGTCGGGTTTTTCAGGGATGGCGACCGGCGCGGCGAGGCCTGCCGGTACGGCGATGGGGCGGTAGTGCGGGATGTCGCGCGTGCAGGCGGTGAGCGTGATGGCAAGCAGCAGGGCGATGGCTCTCATGGCAAATCCTCCAGCGCTTGCCGCAATACCGGCGCCACCGGGGCATCGTCATGCGCCGGGGCCTGTTGCACGCGGCGAATGGCGGGGCGGTATTGCGCGCTTATCTGCGACTCGGTTGTGATTAACGCCTGATAGGCCGCATCGGCGGCAGCGTACTGTTGGGCAAGCGTTGCATTGGCCGCAGTGAGCGCAGCCACTTTTGCCTGCTCGCTTGTGAGCTGGCTACGCAGACGGCTGTTGTAGCTGCCAAGACCGACAATGATGGTCGCGGCAACGAGGACGACGATTACCGTGCGCATACCATCCCCCCACCCCAGTCACGATAGAGCGCTTGATGCTGGTAGATGATGGCGCGCGGATAGCCACGGTTTTCGGTGAGCGCCCATTTGGCGCGGCGACTGTGGCGCTCGACGTTACCCCACCAGCGTAGCGGGTCAGCACCACGCCGCGCGGCAAGGCGCTGGTCGCGTTGCAGCCAGCCGAGGCCGCCGTTGTAGGCAGAGAGCGTCATCGCCCAGCGCTCGCAGTCATTAGCAGCACGGATGCGCTGATAGAGGTGGTGGTCATAGGTAACGAGCGCGCGGATCGCCCAGCGCGGATCAAAGGCATTGCCGACGGCAAGCGCCTGCGGATAGGCCGTCTTAATCCACGCTTCGGTGTCCGGCGTAAATTGGGCAAGGCCGCCGGCAAAGCGGGAGCGCGCGCCCTTGCGCCACAAACTCTCCTGATGGATTTGCCCGGCCATGACCGGCACGGGCGCGTCAATGCCCCACACGGCGCGTGCCTCACGGATGAGCTCGCGCTGGTAGGCACGGGAGCGGGTCTGCCAGTCATCGGCGGGGGGCCGGGCGGCGTCTCCGCACGCGCGCGCCGCCGCCGGCGGCA